AATACTACACCCGCCTCGTATATATATCCTAGACTCCCTTAAATTGCAAAAGGGGTGCCCAAGTTTTGCCTATTTACGAAACGTACCCCGCGTTTTTAATGAACTTTGGTTTATTACAATTTAGTCCTTCCGCATACGTGCACAATTGATCCCTTTTGTTTTTCAACACGTGGTTCAATAGTCAGTCAACGACCATTAACATAGAGGTCCACATGCACAGTGTTCCTTTTTCATTGCATTCATTCTTGTTTTCCAGACACAAAATATTTCTGAGTCCTTTGCCGCTGCGCGACAACGACCATTAACATAGAGGTCCACATGCACAGTGTTCCTTTTTCATTGCATTCATTCTTGTTTTCAAGACACAAAATCTTTCTGAGTCCTTTGCCGCTGCGCGACATCATTTCTTTAAGTCAATCGTATAGCGTTACATGATTTTGTTACTGGTTCTTGACATATGTTTAATCCACATATTCCTCACATTTCATTTCCGTATCATGGTGTTTGAGACAAACACCACAGGGTCTACATGGGATTACATGGATCCTATCCTTGCTAATTTTCTCCGTATCCGGAAGAAAATTTGACATAACTATTACATGAATACAATTCAGCATAGGGGCCATGAGCGGCTCGTACTTATTACTCACTATTAATCTATCCTTAAACATTTCTATTAAGCTGTATTGTAGATATTCCTTCTTATCACGAGGGATATCAAATACAATATTATTTCCTAAACACCCTATGTACTGGTAGCTGACGTTGTCTGCAGATCCACCACGGGTGTAGAACCAATGCCCAGATCTGTACAAATCTCGAGCAAAGGTACTTTTTCCTTCTCCTCCATTCGGCCCATACACCCAGAAGATAGTGCGGTCATCCGGGTCCCGCGACAGCAGCTGTTTCAGACGTGATTGCCATGATTTCAACTTTGCAATTTGAATCTCTGGCGCGGATTTCTGGAATTCTTCCTCAGCAATCTTTGCTTTGACTCGTCGGAACACAGAGGGATTTTCCTCAGCCATCCTTACCGGAGATCTAATGACAGCGTCCCGTTGTCTTCTTTTGTGGGACCCAGCAGGACAATAATCCCCAAATTCGAAGGGGCCAGAAACCCTAGTTTCTTCTTTCATGCAATAATCCCTGGCCTCATCCGTCTTCCGGGCGCGCTGCTTCTCCAGATGCGGATTCCAGTCACCGAACAACGATTTCACCTGGTTGAAGGTCCTCAGACCCTTGCACTGCAGATATCCCTGCAGATGACGACGGCGAGTCGTCGGAGACTCCTCTTCTTGCCAGCAGGCGTAACTAACGGCAGTATTTTCGAAGAGGGGCACCAAATCGGGCGCAGTGGTAGACAAGAAGAACACGGTGAAACACCACCATTGCGATCGGACGGCAGGCATTTTATATCGAACGCGAATGGCAGAGTTGTAAATAAAGAGGGAGACGAGGTGAGGGAGACGAGGCGGGGT